CCGTTGGGGTTGTACTTAGGGTCTCCCAGGCGGTCCACGCCCTGGACTGTGCCGGTGTAGTTGTCGCCGTGGCTTTCCAGCACGAGCACTGTGGTGCCGGTGTTGTCCGGGCCGATGCTGATGTTCTCGGGCACGACGCCACCGTTGGCACCACCCCAGCCCTTTTTCATCTTGCTGAAGTAGGTGGTAAGTACGGCGCTGTTGTCGAATCTGATAGATAAGGCGGTGCTACGTATCGGTAGGCTTATGTACTTGACTAGGAGGGGAGCACTGCTTACACCTCCAATTAGTGCGTAAACAAAGTAGGTCTTGGGTGTAAGGCCCGCTGGTACAGTAAAGCCCAGAGTCGTGGCCGTAAAGACTACGATCCAGGTGTTACTTACGACGTTGCTGCCGAAGAATATCTGTATGGTTGGTATGGTCATCATAAAGCCTATGTCTGTGAGGTACAGACGTGCCACCCTGAAGCGGCCGATGTTTACGGCCGTGTAACCCTCTGTAAGGCTGTAGGCGGCGGTGATGCGTGTGTCGTCCCCCGCAGCGATTGCTAGGGTTGAGGCGGATGTGGTTGAGTTCTGTAGCGTGTTATTTACGAACAGTTCTTGTAGGCCCGTGGCGCCTGTGTAGCGACAGCAGGTCGTGTACGTGATGTTTGTTTGAATGCTTAGTTGCGATACAACAACGACGTTGGCCACGCCTTGGCTGTAGCGCACGTATTCCAGCTTCTGCGTAGTGTTGTTGTACCTTAAGCCGGTGTAAATGGTTTGTGCTGCGTTGGATGCAATCCACAAATACTTAGTGGTGCTGGGTAGTGCGGTGAAGCGGAACCAGAGCAGCACGGTGTTGTCAGACGTGCCAGCGCTGCCGAGGAGGCCACGGGATGTGAATACAGTATCAGTTCTGAAGTATTGCGTAGTACCGTTGAACGACGCCAAGGTGAAGGAGTCGTACTTTTTGAAGAGGAAGCCTCCAACGTTGTCGCCGTTGACGAAGTTCTCGAAGTCGTCGGATGTGTTGCGCTCCAAGCGGTAGTAAGCCCAGTCCCTGTTGACGGGCTCGTAGATGTCCATTAGCCCTTCGATGTTTAGGGCGAGGTAGTTGTCCTGGGTTACGGTAAGTTCGGTGTCCCGTATGTCCTGGACTTCCGTGAAAGTGGCTCGGATCTGGTTGTTGTTGCAGTTGCTTAGGGTTACCTGCCAGTCGTCGCAGATGTATGTGCCTACGACCCCGCGAGGAGAGACCCATTGGAAACTCTCTGCGCCGGAATGTGCGTCCAGGAAAGAGGCAATCGCCTCGCGTTCTAGGCTGGTTCGATTAGAAAAAACCAAATCCCATTGTTTTGAGTCGGCGTTGATGCCGTAGACTGCCCGCTGCGCAAAGCCGTCAGCCGTTTCGTTTTTCCTTATGCGGGGCTTACTTACTTCTGTTGGTTCGTAAGAGGGTGTGTAGGTAAAGACAGCCATTACTGAACCTCTACAAACGTAGCGCGAATCTGGTTGTTATTGTAATTGACTAGCTGTGTTTGCCAGTCTTCGCAGATGTATTTTCCGCTTACCCCACGAGGAGGGATCCAGTCGAAGGTTTCGGCACCGGCCCTGGCCTCTAAGAAGGCGATGATGGAATCCCGTTCTGTGTTGGTGCGGTTGGTAAATAGCAACGACCATTCCTTCCTGTTTGTGTTGAGGCCAAAGCGCACACGCTGCTGATAGCCGTCACCCGCCTTGAATACGCGCACGCGAGGTTTGCTTTGTTCGGTGGCCTCAAACGAGGGTGTATAGGAGAAGCTGGCCATACCCTCAGCCTACTAAGCGAGGATGCCGCCTGGCATCTTCTGGCGTACCAGCTCGGCGCGAACCGCCTGGGTGACGACGCGGCCGAGCTGCTCGGCGCGGCCTGGATCGCCCTGGACACTGCTGTTGCCGTTCGCATCGACGTTGACTGTGACGTTTGTCGTGCCACCGCCGCCTGCCTCAACGCCAAGCCTGCCGCTGGGGAGGCGGCGGAGCGGCATGATCGCCTCCGGGCCAGCCTCGCCCATAAGCCCGAGGCGGCCGGCGCCGCCGTTGGCAAATTTGAACAGGGTCGGCTTGTTGACGACGCCGCCCATAGCGAAGGGGACGATGCCGTTCTTCGCAAAAGCGCCGCCCATGGCAAAACCGAAGTTCGGTCCAGCGGCCCCTTTGCCCGTAATTGGATCGAAGTACCCCTTACCGAAGCTACCACCACCAGGAGCAACGGCGCCGATGATCTGCATAACGCTGCGCAAAATTAGCTGCTGAATGATCATGCGAGCGGTGTCCTTAAGGATCGAGGCGGCGAACTCGCGGAAGTTGGCGGTGCCGGTGGTGACGAGGCTGAAGATGGCGTCCTCGACGCCCTTGATGCCGGTCTGGGCGAGCTGGGCCGTGGCCTCGCGCATGGTGCCGATTGACTCGACGTAAGCTTGCGCACCCTCTTTTAAGCCTACGCCGATACGTGCGTCCTGCATAAACCTCAGGCTGTCCTTAATTTCCGCTAAATTTGCTATGTATTGACGTTGCCCTTCGTCTAAGTCCTGCCAATATTTACGATGGCGTTCCATGATTTCGCCTAGTGTTCCCATCGTATTAGCGCCAGACTCTAAGGCGCGGATGTCTGCCTGTAGCGTCGCAATATCGTCTTGCAGGATTTGCCTACTTACGACAGCGCGTATTTGACCCGGTGTTATTGCTTCTGCAGCAGCTTTTGCTCCGCCTATTTGACCCAATTTGGCAGCGCCCTCAGGCCGTAGTCCAGCCTTCTCGCGCAGCTGCTTCATTTCTTTATCACGCCTTTCTATAAAATCTATCCGTGCTTCTTCAAACTTTCTCATGCCAGCGTCAATAGGGATTCATCAATAAATACTCCCGTAAGTTCTCTCCATTCTTTTTTGATGTCGTCGCCAAGTCCCGCAATCTCTTCCAGAATTTCCCGGCGTTGCTTCTTGATACGCTTATTTTCTGCGTTAAATTCGGCGGTAAGATTGATTATTCCCTGCTCTCGTTCTTGTCTGGTCTTAGCAGATAGGGTTACTTCGTCTATCTTAAGGCGAGTTATGAGTTTAAGTAGTGTAGCTTCGGCATCCAATTTGCTCAGGGCGTCTGCATCTACTGCGCCTGCTTCGTAGTTCAGACGAAGCTGCTCCTGCAGCAGCCTATTCAACGAGGTCTGCTGCCGTAGTGCTTCCTCTGCTGCCTTCTCTCGCTCTTTTTCTGCGTCCTTAGCCGTTTTATCCGAGCCCGCAGAAGGTGTGGGGAATTTTGAAAGCGTCGGAAGTTTTAGATCAACACCTTTGAGTGCGCCGGACAATCCCTTTTCAATGTCTCCGATAACCCCCTCAACCAGCTTACCGATACCGATAACAGCGCCAACACCAGCAGCGCCGCCTAAGATAGCGCCAAGTATCTTACCTTTAGTTGCGCCTGTTGTAAGACCTGCAAGAATTGCCTGTGCAGCAATTCGGGCATTTTCAATAACCAGCAGCGCTTTTTCGACAGATAGCAAAGTACGCAGCACCGCCAACGCACCCTTCAGCGCATTCGTAAAGGTTGTTATATTAGAGGCGACAAATACGCCAGCCGTGATTCCGCCGAATACCAACATGGTTTTGGCAAGATTCTCAAATACCCCACGCAAGGAAACGAGAATGTTGATACCCGAAGCAAAGGCGTTATACATGTTTGTAATACCACCTCCGATCAACTTAGCGGAAAGCACTAAAGCAGGTGTAGTGCGGCGGATAAATGCAGCAAAAGCATCCTGCAGTAAGGTACCTACAGGCTGAAGAGCGCGTCCCACCGCCAGTTGCATATCCTGCATCGCAACACTTAAGCGAGCGCCGGCTTCTTGGCTGGACTTGGCGATCTTGAGTGCGGTTTGTCCGTACTCAGTGCTGATTAACTGCAGGAACTTCATTAGGTCGTTCAGGCCCACTTGACCTTCCTGAAGCGCCTTCTGCAGTTCAGGGCCGGACTTACCGGCCGCCTTGGCGAAGAGGGTGAAGGTGCCGGGCAGTCGCTCAGCGATCTGGTTGAGTTCTTCAGCGCTGACCTTGCCCTTGGAGAAGACCTGCGTGAGTGCAAGGAGGGCGCCATCGGCCTGCTCGGCGTTACCGCCGGTGGCTTTGACTGCCTCGCTTACGGCACGGAACGCAAAAGCGGAATCGCTTACCGTGCCACCGGCGCCCTTGACGGCGGCGCTCAGGCGGGTCATGCCCTGGATCGCAACCTCCTGGGGGATGTTGAGGTCGCGGGTAACCGAGGCGGCTGCGGCCAAAGCCTGGCTGTAAGCGTCCTGGGAGCCGACGATCCCCCGCAGAGCGATCTGGAGCTTGTCGATGCGGGCTGAGTAGTCGGTCACTGTGCCGAGCTGCTGGCGGAACATGCCGACCTGCGCACCAGCGGCCGCACCAGCGAAGGCGCCGCCCACGCCGCCCACAGCCAAGCCGCCGAGGCCGCCGATCAAGCCCTCGGGGCCGCCGAAGATCCCACCGCTAAGCGCCGCGCCAACGCCCTGGGCGAGCTGCATCCCGCTTAGGCGGCGACCTCGGCGCTTATCCGCGATGCCCATACGCCTGTCAAAGTCGGCAAGCTGAGTATCAAACTCTTTCTTACGTAGCTGGCCTTCTAACTCAAGCCCTTCAAGAGCCTTGTCAATATAGATTTGATTGTATTTAGTT